CACCTGCTAATGAACTACCATTTGTTATTTGTACATCATTACCTGCATCATTAGTAAAATATAAATTATTAGGTGTATCATTTTTAACCCATATTTGCCCCATACCTACATCATCTGTTACAGCGCTTGCTGTTTCTGCTATTTTTACAGGACCAGTTACATCTACAGTAAATTTTTGAGCGCCACCTGTATCCATTCTTATACTATGCGTTCTGTCAAATCCTGCGCTATCAGTATTAGTTATAACACCATGTATTAAACCATATTTTTCTGTTGCTAATCCCGCATTTTCTCCACTAGCGACATTTAATGTTTGTGTTAATTTAAGTAATGAAGTATCACCTGTAGGACTTGCTGTTAATGTAGCACCTGTAACAGTTGCACTTGTTAAACTATTTTGATGTTGTGTAACATTACTTGCTGCTATTCTTGCATCATCAAATGTTCCTGATGTTATTTTAGAAGTAGGTAATGCAGCAACATAATCATTAGCAATCGCTGTTCCATTCCATGTTCCTGTTCCAATAGTTCCTAATGTAGTTACATTAGAAGAACCTTGATAACCATCTTTTAAACCATCAGGTGTTACTGCTCTTGCAGTATCTGTTCCTGTTGTAGTTTCAGCAGTTGTTGCTAATTCTACTACACCTTTAGCGCTTGCACTTGCATTTACTGCTTGTACAGTAAATTCTCTTGCTGCATCTTCTTGTAATTCAATACCATTTCCTGAAGACAACTGTAATGTTTGACCATGTGCTACATTAACAGTGGAGCCACTATCTATTTGATAATTCCATATTGTAAGCTGGTTAGTATTTGTATCGGCAGTCATATCGTCTACTACTAAATCAATAGTGCCATCACTATCTTCATAAGTAGCAGATACTCTTGTCTCAGTATTAGATGTAAACATAGCACCCACAATGTCTTGTACTTGCTCTGTACTTAAAGTACCTGAATTTGCGTCTACATATGCTTTAACTGATTGTTGTGTAGGAACTTTAGTAGCACTATCAGAAGACATATCATCTTCATCTACTAAATCAGCGCCATCTAATTTATCTGCATTTAAATTTGCAACTACTGTTGTAGATGCAATTGTAAGAGGAGCTGTTCCTGTTGCTACATCTGATTGTAGTGTTCTTGACCTTACATCATATGGGCCAAAATCTACATTAGAACCTGCACCTTCTATAATTGTTTTCTTTTGAGCAGCTGAAGTAGTTAATGTTCCACCTGATATATCTAAAGCTCCTGTTGTGGTTATATTACTACTACCATTATCTATTGCACCAAATCCACTTGTTATGCTACCACTATCTAATGCTCCTACTTCTGTTATATCTAATGCATCAATATCTGTTTTTGTTGGAGCGCCTGTTAAGGTTACACTATTAGCAGTTACTGTACCATCTACAGTTAAATTACCAGCACTAGTTAATTGTAATACATCAGCATCTAAATTAACTCCTGGATTTATTCTAAATACAGTATTAGAACTATCATTATATCCTAACACCCATTTTCCAGCAGCCCCAGTAAAAAATTGTATTGCATTATCAAATGAACTACCTGTTCCTACTAGTCTAAGAAAAAAATCAGCAGAAGCATCATTAAATCCCAATGTTACACGATTTGAAACTTCTGTGTTAATAACAGGATTAGAATCTGAACCATCTCCAACAGCTGATAATTTAGGATTTTTAAGAGTAATATCAGCACTGTCTGCTGAATTTCTAAATGCTATTTTACCAGCATCATTTTTTATTTGTACAGCTGCCGCACCTCCTGTTTGTTTTAACAATAGTTTATCTGCTACAGGA